GTTCTTTGTTGGTTTTGATGAGCAATTTAAGACTCTTCAAAAATTACATGATGATGTCACTAAGAACATTCCTAACTATCCTCCATACAATATCAAGAAACATGACGACACTCACTACACAATTGAGATTGCTGTTGCAGGTTTTGCTCAGCAAGATATTGATATTGAAATCGATGGTGGTAAATTAGTTGTTCGTGGTAATATTAAAACTGAAGACCAAGAAGATAGTTTCTTGTTCAAAGGTATCGCCAATCGTGCCTTCACTCGTTCATTCGTATTGAATGATGAAGTGGAAGTAAAAGATGCCGAGATTTTTAATGGTATGCTTAAGATTGCTCTGGAGCGTTTAATTCCAGAAACAAAACAGCCAAAGAAAATCGCAGTTAAATCAAAAGGTGAGAAACAGTTATTGAACGAGGAGAAATAATGAAATCATTTTTCCGCAAAGTTTATATCTGCCTAAAAGGTTTAGGTTACGCAAAAGCTGCAGCAGATCTCGCCAGAAATGGTAAACATAAAGAAGCCCAAAAGTTAATGGCTGCTTATGGGGAATGTAAATGACCAACTGGATCCCAATGACAGATGATGATTGGGAATGGGTAAACGGTAAACAACCTCAACCAGTCAAGTCGTAGAAACTTTAGGGAGTCTTCGGATTCCCTAAATACTTTCTATGATGAGAGCAAAACTATCACCCAACATGATTTCGTTTGTCACAGTTCGTCGTGGCGAATGGATCTTAAAAATATCTGTGTTTAAGAATAAACAGATAATGGTAGTTGCACAGCATTGTTATGAGTTGGAAAGATTGATAATTAAATTCTTCACTGACCAAAATTATGCTGCAGATTTTATTGAACAACTTGTTATAGAGGAATAGAATGAACAACATTAGAGTATTTAAATTGATCAGTGGTGAAGAACTTATTGCAGAGATTTTTAGTCATTTCGATCGTCACATAGAATTAAAGAAACCAGCATCAATCGTGATGCAGAGAACTGAACAAGGTGTTGGGGTAGGACTTGCTCCATACATGCCTTATTCAACAGGAAACATTGATCTACACAGAACTGCCATCGCATCAGACGCTGAACCCGACACTCAACTAGTCAACGAATATAGCCGACTTTTTGGCTCTGGCATCCAAATAGCATCAGCATCGGCTCTTAAGTAAGTAAGTGCTAACTTACTAGAGACGAGAGACCCTGTAGAGACAGGGCTAGAATAACCCTACTTTTAGTAGGGTTTTTTGCATTTAGTTGTTGTCTTTAATTGCAACTTAGGGCATAATAGTTATATTATGATGAAGAAAGGTGAACAAATGAAATTTTCAAATATCGCTAAAGTTGGTCAAACTATCCGTGCTTATGACTTCAAACCTATGATTGGTCGTGAAGACTGTTTCGTTGAAGGTGTTGTTGAGCAAGTTCGTAACACTGAACAAGGTTATATGGCTTACAAAATTACTTGCACCAAAGATGTTTTCTCTGGTGACATTCAACCAAAAGGTAAACATTCTCGTGTTGGTAAAATTGTGTTCGTGCCATATGAAGTGTCATTCATGGAATACGATGCACGAATTTTGAATCTGTCTGTTTAATTGAAAAGGAAATTGATTATGAAAAAAGCTGAGAAACAAATGATTGTTGCAACGATTTATAATCGTAGTGTTAAAACCAAAGCTGAAGTTCGTACTGAAGGTGAGAAAGCATTGAAAGCATTCTTACGCAAAGGTGGTGTGATTCAAGTTGACGAGAAAAAACGTCGTGTACCTAAGTCCAAGATGTCTGCAAAGTCGTCTCGTGGCTTTGTGTCTGGAACTGGTGGGTTTGCAACTGGATTCCCACGCAAAAGTCTTGCAATTTAATAGTTGTCTTTAATTGCGAGTTGATGTATAATAGTTATATTATGATGGAGAATGTGATGCAATCTTGGGAAGAAATGACTGTGTTGGAGCAAATGCAATGCCAGTTCTGGGATATGTATAAGGATGCCTATGGTGTCCGTCCTCGTGGTATCGATACCACTAGCTGGACTGAGGCTGACTTCGAAGCCGAATTCCAAATGCTGGGTAAGGTTATCGAGCAAGAGGACATTGCTCGCAAAGAAGCAGAAGCAGAAGCCACTGCTAAGTTTGAACAGCATGTCACCAATACCATCTGTATGGGTGCGAAAGATCGTGCCACTGCACTCCGCTGGATCATGGATGCCAGCCAAGCAGGTGATGACTGGGAATACTTCTGTTTCCTCAATGGTCTACCCTATGGTTACTTTAGGGAAGCAGCATGATTCTCGCTAAAGAGATCACTGTCTGGTCTACAGACTTTCAACCAAATCATACATATCTAATGAATGATTCGATGGATAAAATCATTGGGTATTTCAAATGGAACAATCCAAAAGACTTTACGAAGTTTAAGAATCCTCTAAGATTCGATACTCGTTATCGCAAATTCAAAATCCTCCAGCGTTATGAAGACAAAACAAATGCCAAGCGATGGAAGATTAATGGCAGTAAAGACCATGTGTATTATGTAGAAGAAACCGACAATGGAATGTCATGCACATGCATCGGTCACAAATATCATGGCAAGTGTAAACATATTGAACAGGTGAAGAATGAACATCAATAAATTTTTAGATAGTCTAGCTGCGAATGCCTCACGCAATTTCAAGATCGACCAATTAAACGCACAGAGCGATAACGAAACTCTGCGTGAGGTCATTCGTCTGGCTCTCGACCCATTTACGCAATTCTATCAGCGTAAGATCCCTCAGTATGTTACTGATTCTAAACAAACCTCTTTGGAGAATGCACTTGGAGCACTTTATGATTTATCTTCTCGCACTGTTACAGGTAATGCAGCAATCGAATATCTACGCATGTTGCTCGCATCTTTATCACCAGATGATGCTAAAGTTATCGAACGAATCATTCAGAAAGATCTGAAATGTGGTGTTGATGTATCCACTGCCAATAAAGTTTGGAGTGGATTGATTGCAGAGTATCCATGTATGTTATGCAGTCCATTTGAACAGAAGTTGGTTGACAAGATTAAGTTCCCAGCCTATGCTCAGATGAAGATGGATGGTATGCGATTCAATGCCATTGTTCGTGATGGTAAGGTAGAATTCCGTAGCAGAAATGGTAAACAGATTCATCTGTTGGGCAATCTGGAACAAGAATTTGCTACACTGGCAGGGAATATCGATTGTGTCTTTGATGGTGAGTTGTTGGTTATGCTTGAGGGTGATCATCAGTTTGCAGATCGTCAGACAGGTAATGGTATCCTTAACAAAGCAAACAAGGGTACAATTTCTGCTGAAGAAGCATCGATGGTACACGCATCTGTTTGGGATTTAATTCCGTATGTGATGTTTGAAGCAGGACAATGTTCAACTTCATACTCAAAACGATTCTCGACTTTGGAACAGATTGTAAACAATCAGAAGTCAGATGGTAAAAAGATATGGACAGTATCATCTACAATTGTAGAAACAATAGAACAAGCACAAGAGATCTTCCAAGAATACTTGTCTCTTGGTTACGAAGGTATCATCCTCAAAGATGGTAATGGTATCTGGGAAGACAAACGAAGCAAGACTCAGATTAAATTCAAAGGTGAATTGGAATGCGATCTGAAGATTGTTGCAGTTGAAGAAGGTAAAGGTAAGGCTACAGGAATGCTTGGTGCAATTATCTGCGAGTCTGCAGATGGGATTGTAAAGGTAAATGTAGGATCTGGTTTCAATGATGCACAAAGAAAGCAATATTGGAAAGAAAATTTAGTTGACAAAATCGTGGCAGTGAAGTATAATGCTAGAATCAAAAACAAACAAGGTGAAGAGAGTTTGTTCCTACCTGTCTTTGTAGAAATCCGTGACGACAAAGATGTTGCAGATTCTTCAAAAATTATTAAATGATACTCGAAAGCAGATTAAAACCAAAAAGATTTTTTGATGTTAAATCAAAACAGGATATGAGTCTTGTAAAAAGATTCATCAAAGACCAGACATGGGGAACTGAAGGATGTCCATTTTATCTTGAGTTTCCTTACACAACAATTCCAGATATGGTTAAAGACAAAGTCATACATCATACACTGGGAATAAAATTCAATAGATTCCATCATGTATTTGGAGAACAAAATGAAAGTAGTAATTAATAGATGTTTTGGTGGGTTCGGTATCTCAAATTTAGCATTTGAGAAATTACTTGAACGCAAGGGTATTGCATTTGATAAAGTGCCTGCCAAATATCCAATTCGTGGAAATGACTCAGACTATTACAAAGCTGGTAGTCCACAATCTGATGCGACATACCTAAGTGAGTATGAGTTCTATGAACAACGCAATGATCCAGATTTGATTGCAGTGATTGAAGAATTGGGTAAAGATTCATGGGGTTGGGCATCAGAACTAGCAATCTTAGATATTCCAGATGATGTTGAATGGCATATCAGTGAATACGATGGACTTGAACATGTGGCAGAAAATCATAGGACTTGGTCATGAAAAAAGAATTAGATGAAGCACTCTGTGCAAAGTATCCGCTGATCTTTAGAGATCGTCATGCGAATATGCAAACCACAGCCATGTGTTGGGGATTTGAATGCGGTGATGGTTGGTATAACATCATCGATGTTCTTTGTGGACTATTGACTTCTGAATATCGTGGTGCGAAAAGTCAATACGAATACATTAAAGATAAAGTGAATCAACCAACATATGGTTTTAAAGATAATGG